CCTTCGTGCTGGTCGCACTCGGGTCCGCGGGCTGCCGGATGCCCCCCGGCCCTACCGGGGGGCCTGCCGGCTTCCCGCTGCGCCTTCGTTGCCCAGCCATCCCCCGTATGTTGCCAGGTCGGCTAACTCTGTGCAACTTCGATCAATACCTGAGCGAAAAGCTGCAAAATGCAGCTTTGGAATGGGGGCTGTGGTATTCGCGCGCGCGCGCGTCACTCGGGAAGCGGCCAGGCTTTGATGCGCTGCAGAAAATCGAGCTGCGCCGGCGTTGGCCGTCCGCCCTGTTTCTCGATGAGCTGGGCAAGGTACGCGATCGCCTTGGCGCGGCTCGACAGCTTGGCGGCGGCTAGGCCGTCTGGCGTCGCCGGAAACAAGATGCGGGCCTTTATTTCCGCGAGCTGTGGCGGTGGCGGCGCGAGCTGCATGCGGCGCTCGTGCTCTTCGAGGCAGCGGGCGAGATAGAACGCTGCGCCGTCGCTCAGTGGCTCATGCAGCTGCCGGGCTTGCAGCGCGGCTATCTCGCCTGCGAGCGCGGCATCGCTCAATTCAGCGGCGCGGCGGCGTTGCACGGTGGCGCACCTTGGGCTCGCCTGTTGCGCGCATGCGCAGCTCTTCGGTGATCTTGGTTAAGAAGTGCTCTTGCCCGTAGTTCAAGCCCTGGCGCTTGGCCAGGGCTCGCAGGGCGTCGCGGCGCCGTTCGAGCCACGCGGTCGAGACAAGCGGGCTGAATCCGCGATAGCTTGGCTGGTGCAGTTGGCGATAGTCCGCTCTGCGGGCCAGCTCTTCGTGCGCGCGCTGCACGATGGCCGCGACGCTGGCCGTTGGCGGGCCAGGGTGCAACAGCCAGTCGATGCGGGCGCGGATCGCTTCGTCCGGAATGCTGCTCACGGCGTCACCTTCGGGGCGGGCTGGTCGTGAAGGCGCATGGCGGCGCGGCGCTCGGCGCGGATGCGGTTGACGCAGGTTTGCAGGGTGCCGAGCTGTCCGATGGATAGCGCCGTCGAATCCTTGCTCAACTCGTGGGCCAGGTCGTACAGCGCGGGCGGCAGCGACGTGAAGGACTCGTATTGCGGCTCGACGGGTTCGAGGCGGTTGGGTCGGTTGCCGCTGAGGAACGCGGCGCGTTGCAGCTCTAGGGCCGCGTGCAGATGGTCGGCCGCGTCGCGCGAGTGCTTCACGAGCAGGGCGACGTTGCCCGGCAGCTCGGCGATCATGGGCGGGATGCCCGCATTCTCGTTGAGCGCATCGACTTCGCGCCCGAGGGCGGCGACGCGGCCGAGTATCTGCACCAGCAGATAGCAGGCCAGGCAAAGGGCGCTCGCGGCGATCAGAGCGAGCAGGAAATAGGGCAGATCGGGCGGAAAATCGGGGATCATGGTTGACTAACTCCAATGGTTATTGGCAACGGATTGTTGCGTTTGGCATTCTGCCCGAGCTGTGGCAGTCGTGGAGCTATCAACTTGCAAAAGTGGGCAATCTGCCCGACACTGCGCGCCAAGTGTCCGGAAGTCATACACCGGACAACCCCCCGGGGTATCGTGTAATAAATGGGGACAGGTCAACAAATGGGGACAGGTTGAAATGGAGTGGCAGCTCGATCTTCTCGACCCCTACAAGCCGGCAGCTCCGGCGCCCGCTGCGCCGCCGCGGCGCTGCAACGTCTGCGAGCTGCTGGCCGAGCCCGACCTGAGTACGCCGCATGGGCGCTTCGGGCTGCGGCGCTGCCCGCTGGACAAGAGCTGGGAATTCAGGGGCGACAAGGGCTATTGCTCGCATGGGAAGACGTGATGGGCGATGAGCTGGTGACGGAATCGATTGACCAGGCCGAAGCGTCGCGCCTGGCGGTGGCGCTGCGCGATCAGGTGGACCGGGACAAGAATCTCGACCTGTTCGGGTTCGACAAACCGCAGGAGAGCGTCGGGGCGCAGCGGGGCACGTACTCGTGGCGCGTGGGCATGCGCGCCGAGCTTCGCAAGTTCCGCGAGAAGCTGCAAAAGGACGGCATCGGGCCGCTGGATATCCTGTCGCGGGTCATGATGATTCACTTTGAGGCCGAGCGGTACGAGCAGGCGGCGGAAGTGGCCGAGAAGATGCTGCCCTACCTGTACCCGCGCATCAACGCCATTGCGATGATGCCTGGCAGCGATGGGCAGCAGCCCGGAGTGATCGGCGGCGGCGTGGTGCGGTTCACATGGGGCAAGCCCGAGGAGCTGGGGACGTGAGCCGGCTGCACGTCTACGCGCCGAGCTGCAAGTATGTGGCGCAATGGCGCCCCTACGGGGGCCGGCGCTGGCGCCAAGTGGGCGAGGGCCGCGTGATCCGCTGGTCGCAGTCGTGGCTGGCGCTGCGGCAGATCACGGGGATGATGGCTCGCGATCCGACGCGTGGGCATGAGCGGCGCTGGCGGGTGCTGGCCGTGCCGATTGATGGATACGCCGAGCCCTATGTGGTTTGGAGCGTGCACGGGTGACGACGATCAACATCCCCTACACGCCGCGGCCGTACCAGATCGCGATTCACGAGCATCCCGCGCGCTTCAAGGTGATCGTGGCGCACCGGCGCGCCGGCAAGACGGTGGCCTTCGTCAATCATCTGGTGCGTGCTGCGCTGACGACTGAGCACGCGGCGGGGCGCTGGGCCTACATCGCGCCGACGTACAAGATGGCGAAGCGGATCGCTTGGGACTATGCCAAGCGGTACAGCTCACCCGTGCCTGGGGTGAAGTTCAACAGCTCAGAGCTGGCGATTCAGTACCCGAACGGCGGGCGCTTGATGCTGCTCGGGTCGGAGTCGATTCATGATCTGCGCGGCATGTACCTAAACGGGGCGGTGCTCGACGAGTACGCGCTCATGTCGCCGCGCGTCTTCCCCGAAGTGATCCTGCCCGCGCTCATGGACTATTCGGGCTTCGCGATGCTGGGTGGCACGCCGCTGGGCGCGAACCAGCTTCGCAAGGCTTATTACGCGGCGCGTGATGGTCAAGAGCACTGGGCGGCGTTCATGTTGAGGGCCAGCGAGACGGGCGCGATACCCGCGACCGAGCTGGCGATCGCGCGCGCGAACATGAGTGCGGAAGAGTACGCGCAGGAGTTTGAGTGCAGCTTCGATGCTGTGATCCGGGGCGCGTACTTCGGCGAGCTGATCGCTGAGGCCGAGCGCGCGGGCCGAGTGTGCGAGGTTCCGTATAACCCGGCGCTCGGGGTCACGGTGGCGGTTGACCTGGGCATGCGTGATGCGTTCGCGTGCTGGTTCCTGCAAGAGCATTTGTCGGGCGGGCAGATCAGGGCCATCGACTATCGCGAGTATTTCGGCAAGGGCTTGCCGCAGGTGATGCAGGAGATTCGCAAGCTGGGCTACGCGATCACGCGCTGGATCGCGCCGCACGACATAGAGGTTCGCGAGCTGGGCACGGGCCGCAGCCGCATCGAGGTCGCGCGCGAACTGGGGATGGATTTCGACAAGAGCACGGCGATGCCGGTGCAGCAGGGCATCGACGCCGTGCGGCTGGTGCTGCCGATGATGGTTTTCGACAGGGTGAAGTGCGAGTACGCGCTCGACGCGCTGCGGCAGTACCGGGCCGAGTGGGACGAAGACAAGGGGATTGGTTCCAAAGGGCCGCTGCACGACTGGACTTCGCATTGCGCCGATGGACTGCGGACCTACGCGACTGCGCGCAGTGCGAGCAATCGGACGAATTGGCGGCAGAGCCTGCGCGAGCTGGCCGAGCTTGAGCCCCGCAAGGGGATACCGCGCCGCGTTGCGGCATGACAAGGGGAGAGGCGAACATGCTGAACAAGCAAGATTTGGCGGCTGTGCTGCTCGGGGAGCTGGACAGCGCGATTCGGCAGGCCAGGGCGGGCGACGATGGGCGCACGGCGCTTGCGCTGCGTTACTACGATGGCGAGCTGCCGGCCAATGACGACAAGAACGAAGACCCGCACCGGGCGGCTGTCAGTCTGGACGTGGCCGACATGGTGGAGGCGACTTTCGCGCAGATGGCGCCGGCGCTAGAAGACGTGGGCGGCGTGGAGTTCGAGGCCGCGAGCGCGGACGATGAGCCGCAGGCGATGCGCGAGTCGCAGATCGTGCGAACGATGCTCATGGACGGCTACATGGGCGAGGGCGGCTTCGTGTCGCTCACTGAGGCGATCAAGAACGCGCTGCTGACGCGCAAGGGCGTGCTCGCGCTGTGGATCGACCGGCGCGAGACGCGCACGCCGGAGACTTGGGAGAACGTGCCCGAGCTGGCGGTCGGTGAGATTGCGATGCCGACCAGGCCGGGCCAGCGCGTCGAGGGCTTGCAGATCACGCCAGAGGCCGAGAGCGAGGCCGAAGACCAGGCCGAGGGCGAGCAAGAGGAGGCCGGACCCACGTACAAGGTGACGCTGACGCGGGTCGATGTAGAGAAGCGGCTGTGCACGGGTGCGGTGGCGCCCGAGAACTTCGTGACCAGCTCGCTCGATGAGCGCGACGTGAATCAGGCGCGATTCGTGGCCGATCGGTTCGTGACGACGCGCGCGCGGCTGATCCAGCAGGGGTTCGAGGCGGGCGAAGTGGCGAAGCTGAAACAGCATGACCCGTCTACTTATGACCTGTACGTGAAGCGCAGCCCGAGCGACGAAACCGCGCCGCGCGACGCGCAGCAGGCGAGCACGCAGCTTGTGGAGGTATGGCGCTGCTACGCGATGCTCGGCAGCACGAAGGAAAGCCCGGACGCCGAGCGTTATCGGGTCTACTTCTCGCGCGACTCGCGCGTGGTGCTGGGCGAGCCCGAGAAAGTGGGGCGGGTCTGCTACGCGGTCGGCAATGTGGTGCTGTACCCGCATCGGCTCGACGGCGTGAGCATGTTCGACAAGATCGGCGAAGTGCAGGAGCTGAAGAGCCGCGCGCTGCGGAGCTGGGACGAGAATTTGCACAAGGTCAATCGTCCGCGCCTGGCCGTAGACGAGAACCTGGCGAACCTGGGCGACGTGCAGGATGCGACGATCGATGCGATTCGCGTCAAGGGGCCGAACGCGGTCACGGCGATTCCGATCGTCGATGCCGGGCCGTCGATGCTGGGTTTCCTGCAGTACCAAGACCAGGCGCGCAGCGAGCGCGGCGGCGCGTCGCTCGACATGCAGAGCGCGAGCATGCAGCTTGCATCGAACCAGACGGCGCAGGGCATCGAGCGGCAGTACAGCGTGAAGGAACAGCTTGCGGCAGCGATGGCGCGCACGTTCGCCGAGACTTGCCTGCGCAGCGCGTACCAGATCGCGCACTATCTGCTGCGCACGCAATGGGGCGGCGAGCTGAATGCGAAGCTGGGCGGGCAGTGGGCGACCGAAGACCCGAGCAAGTGGCAGGCGAGCACGGGTGTCGTGGTGCGCGTGGGTCAGAGTGCGAGCGAGCGCATGCGCAAGGCGTTGGCGCTGGGCCAGGTGATGCAGGCGCAGGTCGCGATGATGCAGCAGGGCAAGGGCGGGATTCTGGTCGATGATGGGCGGATTTATAACGCCGCCTACGATTGGATCGCGGCGACGCAGCTTCGCTCGCCCGAGCGGTATCTGATCGACCCGGCGAGCCCGGGTGCGCAGGAGGCCGCGAAGCGCCAAGAGCGCCAGCAGCAGCTTTCGATGATTGCGCAGGGTGATGCGGCGCGCGCGGCGTTGATGCTCGAAAAGTACAAGGTGGACGTGGGCGCGCTCACTGATCTGGTCGGCGAGCTGGTCAAGGCTGCGGTGGAGGAGGCGAAGCTGACGCTTTCCACGGCGCCGCTGGACGAGGCGCAGGCCATCACCGGCGCTGCAGCGGCCGGCGCTGCGCAGTCTGCCAAGGCTGACGAAGCGGCGGGGGCTCCGCAGCAAGGGGCGCCGGCATGACGACGCTCACCGAGCGCGAGGTTGTCACCGGCCTGGCCCGGATGGTGGACAGCGATGGCTGGAAAGTGGCGCGCGCATGGTATCGGCGTGCGCTGGCCGAGCGCATGCTCGATGCGAAGGACAGCGCCAGCCGCGACAAGCTGGCGTTGATGTACGAGGCGGCGGCAGATTTCATGCTGTCTGTTGAAAACGAAGTGACGAAGAAGAGCGGGGCGATCGATGGGCGAGCAAAGAGGTACAAGCCGGCAGGAGTTGGCAGGTCTGGTGCAGCGTCAGGCCGCGACGGTTGACGACACGCCGCCGGCGCGCGAGCTGGGTCGGGTGCAGGCGGTTGCGGCGTTGATTGCCGGCGAGAAGCCGGCGCGGGTGCGGGTTCCCAAGGCCAAGCCTGCGGCCGAGCAGCCGGCGCCCGAGGGCGATGCAGCGGGCCAGGCCGACGAAGGGCCGGAGCTGTTTGACGCTGCGAAGGTTCCCAAGGGCGACGCCGCGCCGGTGGCGGGCAGCGAGGGAGGCCAGGCTGAGGAGGGACAGCAAGACGACGACGGCGAGGGCGACCAGGCCGGGGAATTCCCTGAGAGTCTTGACGAAGTGGCCGAGCGGCTTGGCATCACGCGCAAGGACATGAACCAGATTCCGGTGCAGGTCGGCGATCAGTCGCTGACGCTGGGGGAGCTGAAGGCGAAGCTGCCCGAACTTGCCAAGGTAGAGGCATCGCGCGCAGAATTGGACGATGCCCGCAGCGAATTCGAGCTGCTGCGCATCGACAGCCATCGCCGCATCATGGCGCTGGTCGATGCGATTCCAGCTCAATCGATCCCTGCGGCGCTCATGGAGCGTATCGAGGCGCAGCATCGGGAAACCGTAGCGCGCGAGTCGCAGATGCTCAACGTCGCCCGCCCCGAGTGGGCCGACCCGAAATACTCCGAAGCTGCATGGGGTCGCATGACCCAGCTCGCCGCTCGGTACGGGTTCACCAAGACGGAAGCACGCAGCGTGCTCGATCACCGGCAGATTCTGCTATTGCAGGACTTCGCCAATACGCTGGACCGACTGGAAAAGCTCAAAGCTCAGGCCAGGCGGCAGCTCGAACAACCCGGTGCACTCGTGAACCGGGAAACCTCGGGCGCCGCTGTGCAGGGCCAACAAGGGCGCAGGGCCAGCAATGCGCAAGCAACGCAGGCCCAGCGCGTCGCTCAACTGATATCGCGCCGGCGCTGAGGGGCCAATGATTCCCCCAGTGCTCGCGCACTAGGGGATCAAATGGCACTCGTCACTCACACCACACTCAAGGCGGCACCCGCAGGCGGCTTCGTTCCCGAAGACGTGATGCAGAAAATTTGGGATATCAGCAAGATCCCGCTGCCCTTCACCGACCGAATCGGCGACGACTCGCACTCGAACGAATTCTGCGAGTGGACGAAGGACAAGCTGGCGGCGCCCGACACGGCGA